CTCGGAAGAGGGACTTAGGATCTTGACACAACCTAAACAGGAGTATTCTAATGACTAAAGCCACTCGAAATCGCAGCCGTATAACGGCTGACTCTGATGCAACCTTTGTAACTGTAAATGCGGTTACTGGGTTGGACCATGAGGGACCCGTGGAAGAAAATAATTCTTACGGGTACGATTCGATGACTGACACCGTCGTTGATAATTTCTTTGAAAGAATCAATAATGGTGAAATCATTAATAATCCATGCAGGTTGGAGGTGTATAAACGGTTTCCTAACGGAGCCGGCTATTCCCGAGTGCAAAATCTCCCATCATATGACCTTATCTCGACCGGTCCGGTTTCTTACCACTATGGCAAAGCGCCACATGGTGGAAATCAGACGATCAGTAAAGGTCCTATTGTTCAACCCGACTCGCAGTATTTGCTTGCCGGGGCGAAATTGAGAGCTATTGCAAACTTGGATGCTACGCCTTATGCTTTTGGCGAGGATGTTCTAGAAATCAGAGAAACAGTTCGTTTTCTGAGAAACCCTGTTAAGGGGTTACTAGATCTATCCAAATCGTTTAAAGAAGCCCGCGGTCGGGGTAAATCTCTTGCAAGTCTATGGTTACAATATAGATTTGCTGTATCACCACTGATTCGATCAGTGACTGATGCGTTAGAGGCTTACACCGAAACAGGTACTACCAGAACCACTAGGGCTTCCGCCCGTGGTTATGGTTTCGACGTCACTAGTGACGAAGATGAACAGTACCCCGTTGACATCAATAAACGGTTTAAGAGATGGTATCAGTATGATACCAACTTTAAAGCTTCCATACTCTATGAGGTTACAAACCCCATTGATGATTGGAAGTATCGCCTAGGCTTTAGGGTTAAAGATATACCAACAACGATTTGGCAGGTAATGCCTTATTCGTTTATGGTAGATCGACTTGTTGATGTCACCAGGTTTTCACAAGGTGTTATCAATTTGTCTGACCCTAGCGTTAAGATCCTATCCGCATGTGTAACAGAAAAGACTACTGAAACTTTCAAGTATCAGTATGTCGACACTGTTGCATCCGGATGGACCACTAGCGGTTCAGGGGAGGTTCAGAACGAGGTAAATTTCGTTTATGAACGCACACCCTGGGCTCCCACGTACTGGGATACCGTTCCCCCCGTCAACAAGACGGGACTGGTAGACTCAGCTACTAATATCTTGGATCTAGTCACGTTGATTCTTCAACGTTTCAAGTAATCCAATACAAAAGTAAGGAGTAGACTATGTCTCTCGAAGCAGGTGCCATCCTCGTAGGTGGCACAACCTCAACGACCGGCGGAACAAGTACCAGTTTCGTAACTAAGGGTGAATCCCTTGGGGTTAAGAACTTGGTTCTGGATGATGGCTCAGAATTTCTGAGCTCCACCCAGGTCCAGTTCTCCTCAAAGGACCCTAATGTTAGTACTGGTGCACCAAACGGTTACACCCAACAGCGTTCAAGCGTGAAAGTTCTTGTCCCGTTACTTCTGGACAATGGCAATCGCACTTTTAACACTGTTACTATAGAGTTGGCTTACGACGTGGAAACAACTTCCGCGGAGAAAGACTCTCTGATTAGTATGGGTGTCCAGCTGCTGAATGATTCCGATTTCTCGGACTTCTGGAAGCAGCAGGCTCTAAGTTAATGTTGGCCTGGATTATCGGACTCTTGGCTGTGATTTCAAGTTCTGTAGTTATCTACATGAACGAGAAACCACTTCCTGAGTCAGATGCATCTCAGCCAACTATGGTAGCGGAGAGTAATCTCTACTATCATAATAACTTATGTGACGTTTGGCCTCAGAATTACGTTATATCTGATTGTCAGATAACAAACGTATAATCTGAGTGTTCATTTCTTTCATAAATTGGAGATTTTCAATATGAAGAAACAAAGCCGTAAGTCAAAGAGGAAGCTCTTTGATCCTGATAAGATAGCAGTCGCTATCCATCAGGCTGTTGAACGTGACTTTCATCAAGCTCAACATGAGTATTGCTTGAATGACAGTACGGTGCTTTATGCACTTAACCGTCAAGCGAACGAGCTTCGTAAGAAGTATTGTTCACCTACACAAGAAATTGATCGACTGGAAGACGAAACCTTTGATAAGTTCTTCAAAGTAAATCGTCATATGACCCAGATCAACAAGGCTATTTTCTCAAATATGCCCTATGATCATGGTCGTTTACAGTCGAGTACAAGATGGTCTGACAAAGTCCATCTCCGAGCACAAGCAATTTTCCGCTTTGTTCTCGGCAATTTCAGTGTTGAGGAAATGTTCAACCTGTCGAAACATTCGTCAGGGGCAACCATGGGCGTATCTTACAAAGATACATCTATGGAGGCCAAATGGACATTACCTTTGACTGTTACTGAACGTACTGAAACCTACATGACTGAGTACCTCTCTTATGACCAAGGTCTTAAGAGTGCGATCAGGAGTTATTCTGATCAAAATCCGGTTTCGGATTGGTACACAGTTGTCGAGGGGTCACGCGCTACAACTGTCGATAAGACAACCGACAAACGCCG